CCGGTCATCGCCGCCCACGCGGTAGCCGCGCTTGCCGCCACAGTCCCCCACATGCTCACGAGCGTCGGTAGCGCCAGCAGCAGGCCACCTATCGGCACCAGCACCAGCCCAAGCCCCGCCGCCCACTGCACCGCCGTCTGTCCAAGCGGGGTGTTGGCGAACTCGATAGCGCGTTCGGCAACGTCCTTCACGAACGCCGAACCCTCGCGCAGGCTCGGAAGCAGCGCATTGCCCAGCGACTCCCACAAGTCCCCCACGGCGTTCTTCATCTGATCGAGGGACTTGCTTGCGCTGTCCGTGGCGAAGGCCGCATTGGAGGTCTCTTTCGCTATCTGCTCATACACGGCAGTCATGCCGCGCGCCTTCACGTCGGCTGCGTCCACCATGATACCGACGCGGCGCATGTTGCCCACCATGCCACCGGACGCCCGCCCGAGCATGTGCATCGCCTGCACGAGGTCCATACCGTACGCCTCAGACATATTCACCGCGGCTTCGATTGCGGGTTCGATGTCCTTGCGCAGGTTCTGGTAAGTCGCGCCGATTGCGGCGGCTTCGATGATTGCCTCATCGCCGTAGCGCGTCTGCTGCTGGTGCGCCGCCGCAAGCTCGATGATGCGATCCGCGTTCTCGCCGTAGATCACGCCGAGTCTGCGTTCCGCGTCCTCCTGCACCATTGCCGCCTGCGTCGCCTTGCCCATCGCGGCGGTGATCGCCGCGCCTACCCCGGCGATCACCATGCCCGCCGTCTGCGTTACATGTATCGTCTGCTCCCACTTGCTGTTGAACTCGGCAGTCTCGGCAGCCGAGCTTCGCAGGTTCGCCTCAAGTCCGCCCAGCTTCCCCTCCACCGTCTGCAGCGCCCCGGATAGCCTGTCCTGCGCGCTCAGAATCACACTCAGGCTCATGTCTCGCAAGGCCATAAGGGAGTTCGCCTCCTGTTCCGGGGGTTGCTTTGCCACGTTCGCGCGTCTCGGTATGCGTCCACTGGCCGATCATGCGGCCCTGCGCCCAGGCGTCGAGGTACTGCAGGCGCTCGCCATCAAGCGCCTGCAACTCCGAGGGCGTGAGCGAAAGCGCGTCGCAGTAGTAAGCCTCAAGCGCCTCGTCAGGGATTACGGTGCCGCCGTGGGAGCGTCGGAAGCCGTCGCGGGCGTGTCGGTAGCTTCGCTCGGGTTCGCCGTCGCCGCGCCGTCGACAGTAGAGGCGGTAGGCGGCTTCGGCGACACGGCTTTTCCCGCCTCAACTGCCCGCGACTTGCCGATGTAGGCGTTGGCAATCGCGACCTTGGCGTCATACGGGATGCGCCGCTTCGTTTGCGCGTTACACGCCAGCCGCCCACCCTCCGGCCCCTCTACTCCCGCCCAGTCGATGACGCCCTCGACGAACATGTCGCAGAGTATCGCGCCAAGCTCCTCGGGCATTGCGCGGCGCAGCGCGTCCTCGCACTCTAGCGTGAAGGCCGCCCGCTCTTCGTCGGTCATCGCCGTGAGCGAGCGGCCCGCCGCCATGCCGCTTACGTGGCGCGAGATCAGCGCGTCATACCGGCTGGTGGATACGTCGGGGGAGATGAACGTGAAGGTGCCACCCTCAAACTCTACGTCAATCGTCAGGATCGGCCTGTAAGCCATTGCTCGTCAGCCCCTTTCGCTGCTATCGTGATCTACGTCCAGTTCCACGCGAAGCTCCCACCCCACGACGAACCCCGGAAGCCGTAGCCGAAGCCCACCTCTGTTGAGGTGTCAACAAAGCTCATCTGCACCGCCTCGCTCGGCGCAAGGTCGGTCAGCGTGATTACTACGCTGTTGGCGCAGCCGGTTCCGGTGGCGACGATGCCGAGGTCGCCGGGCATACAATCTTCGTACATCTTCATGCCGGAGAGGGGTAGCGGGATGTCCGTCGAGAGGCCCACGGTGAGTTCCTCCGCGCCCACGACGTAGTGCGTTGCGAGGCGGCGCTGCCCGGCGGCTTTCGTGTTGCCGCTCGTCAGAAACGTGACGTTGTTCGCGCCGGAGATCGCAAGCTCGTTGACGTAGTACTGATTGTCCTCGAACTCAATGACGAACTCATAGTCCTCCAGCGACTCATTGACCTCCTCAGTCATGCTGCCGCCGGTGGCGTTGTAGCCGACGCCGAGCGCGCCCCAATTCACGCTACCCTTGAGGCCGTCGCCGCGCGAGTAGGTGATGCTCCAGTCGGTGATTACCGCGTCGTGGTAGAGGATCGCGAACTCGTCAAGGCCGCCCTCGAACTCATACGTGGTGAGGGCGCCGCGCGGATACGATGCGCGAATGCCACCCTCGCCAAAGAGCGCCTGATTCGTGTCCGTGATGTAGGCGGTCGCGGTGCCCATCGGCACCACCACGCCGCCCTTGCGAATCTCAGTGCCGCCAATGCCGAGGCGCACGCGGAGGTCGGGATTGATGTTGAGGTCGCCGCCGTCCACCACGCCCGCAGAGGTGTTCGCGCTGGAGGCACCCCACTTGAGGTACTGGAAAAGCCCTGATCTTGGGGCCTGAGCCATGATCTACTCACTCCTCGCGTTGCTTCCGCTGCGGAGGGTGCGGTACTCGATGCTTACCTCTGCATAGCGGTAGATTGTGTCATCATTCTCGAAGTACTGGCCGAAGCCCAGCTCGCAATCGCTGATACGCCCAACTTTAGCGCCGCCGAACATCGTGCGCGTGTCCATCAGCGCCATGAACTGGCCGAACTCCTCGACGAGGTCGAGGCGCATATCCTCTGCGCCCTCGGGGTCGTCGGGGTCGTCGCGCACAAGCAGCAGCACCGCAAGCTCCCACGTATGGCGGAAGTTGTTGCCGCTGCCCGCCGCCTCTTCGCCGCCCACCATCCTGCGCACCGCGACGATGCAGGCGCACGGTTGCGCGGCTGTGAGCTTGATGCCGTATTGCGGGCCGCGCCGAAACACGCACGAGGCCAGCGGCTCACCCTCCCAGTCGCGGAGGGCGTCAACGAACGTGTCCAGCACCGTCTTCGGGGGAACGTAGGTCATCCGCCGCCACCTCCTGCCGCCGCCTCGTCATTGAGGATGTAGGCGGCCACCGCCGCGAAGTCGTTCTCGATCTCTGCGGCGGTGTCTTCGAGCGCGGGGTGCAGGTATGGCCGCTTCGGGATCGTGACGCTCATGGCGGTGTGAAACGCGCCGTCAGGCCCGCGCCACGCAAGGCGCTCGGCCCTCACCGGCGTTATTACGCCGCCGAACTCGTGGATGCGCCCGTAGATCGCGGTAGGCCCAACCGCCATCGCAAAGTCGCGCACGCCGCGTCCGGGGGCCTCCGCCATCGTGATGCTGCGCCCGAGATAGCCCGTCGACGCGCCGGTAGTGTTGAGTGTCTGCTTGACGTTGATCTTCGCCTGTCGCACCACGCGCGTAGCGGCCTTGCGCACAGCGCCCTTGATCGACGCCTCGGCGACCTTCGCCGCACGCTCGATGCGCTTCATCGCGTCGCCTGCGAGCTTTATGCCTATCATCTCGTCGGCTCCATCCGGTGGAGGTCGAGCGCGACTTGTGCATCAGGCGCGGGGAAGCCCGCGAGGTAGTTCACGCCGAGTATCTGCCACTTCTCGGCCTCGGCGCCCACCACGGGTTCCCACGAGCCATTCTCCTGCCGCCTGTGCGCCTCCACCAGTCGCGCACCCGGCGTCAGCGCCGCGTGATATTCGCAATAGCCGGAGTGCGTCTGGCGCGGCGTGTAGGTGTCGCCACGCGCGACGCGCTCCTTGACGCTCAGTTCGTGGACATGCACCTGCAGGTCGGATAGCGTCGTCTCCCAGCCGGGCACGTTCACATCGCCGGTTTCCTGCTGCTCCACGCGCACCCGGCGGTGCGAGGAGTGCGCCATCAGGGAGGTGAGGATCGTCCCGGTAGTGTGCTGCCTCATGGGGCCTCATCTACCCGGCCCTCGCGGTCGAGCAGCACGTTCCGCGCATGGCTGAAACGCTCCCACGTCGGGCTGATGATCGCCTCCAGCGGCACGTCTGCATCCGCCTCCGCCTGGTCGATGAACTCCTTCGCCTGTGCGCGCAGTTCGGCGGCGACTTTGCTGAGGTCTTCGCTCACCTCACCTCGCCGCACGCTCACCGCCAGCCGCCCACGGTTCGACGCAAGTGCCATCAGCAGCATCGCGGCGGCGCGCTTGGGGCTGTCCTCGCACTGGTCGAGCGCAACGTCAATCTCCGCATCGAGGAAGTCGAATGACTCGGGGTCGGTGTCGGCAATGAGCAGCCGCACGACGCCCGCAGCGGTTGTCGGATCGTAGCTAAATCGGGCCATTGGCCGCTCCTATCGTGCTAGAGGTGAAACTGCGAGGCGCGAGGGGAGAGAGGCCCCGCGCCTCGCAGCCGGAAGGTGGGGCGGACTAGGCCCCGGCCATCATTACGGCACCGCGCCAGTTCACGAGGTCAACGCCCCAGGTGAAGCGCAGCTTGAACTCAACGTCGTCCGTCAGGAAGGTGCCCGCGAATGGGTCCTCCTCGCCGCTGAAGAGCGCCTGCGCCTCGGCGGCCTTGACGAAGATTTCCGGCTGGTCATAGCCCTGCAGGTAGCCGTAGCGCACTGCGGGGCGGATCGCCGGATCGCAGAACAGATACCACGCCGTCTGCCCGGTCACGGGGTCGGCGGCGGGCAGGAACGGGTCCACGATCAGTTCGGCGGTGTTGTTCACCAGGTTCGAGAGCGTGACTGCCGAACCGTTGATCGTGAAGGTGGCGTTCAGAAGCTGCCGCGCCGTGCGCTCCAGCGCGGGCGGCACCACGAGGTACACGCGGCCCGCATACGGCAGGATGTTGCCGGAGGGATCAGTGAAGCCCTGAAGCATCGTCAGGGCCGCGTCAAGCGAGTCCTCATCAAGCGCGGTGTCATTACCGTCGTCGTAGTTGCCCCGCGCGGCAGTGAAGAAGGCCAGGTTGCCCGCGAATGCGCTGGTGAACTCGATCTGCTGCGTGTAGCGGGCGGAGAGGCCCCACGACTGCGGGTACTCCATGAGCAGCCCGAGGTCGCGGTTGTCGCGCAGGTACGCCTCCCAGCTAATGTCCCACTGGCAGCCGTACTTGTAGGTGCGGAACTCGTACGATTCGTCCTGCGTGTCGATGGGCTTGTACGCGCCCTTCTCGGGCACCCGCGGGATCGCGCGCGGGGCGTGCAGGGAGTAATTCTTGCCCTGCCCGCCGTGTGCGCCCGCGAGGTCGGTGGTGTCGCGGCGACGGCCCAGCGTCTCAAAGGTCGTCGGGACCGCCGCGTCGAGGTAGCCCGCCATAACGCCACGGTCTACCAGATCGGCCATGTAGCCGAAGTCGCTGCGTGTCTGAACCTCCTCCGCGCGGGTGCGGTACGCCTCGGCATACCGCGACAGGGAGATGGTGCCGCGCGGGGTGTAGCCGTTGGAACTGGTTGCTTCATCGTCGATGCGCCCAATGGCCTCGGGAGCCATGAATGTTCACCTCAATCAGAGTGAATGCTCGTCGGTACGGGGTGCGTCACGAAGCGGTGTGGCTATCCCGGCGGACAGGGGCGGAGCGTGATGCCGATGGTCGCGGTCTCGCCTGCGGCCACTTCCTCAAGCGCCTGCCCAATCGGTACGCCGTGGAGGTCGTCGCGATTCACCTCGCCGGCGGCGGCGTCCCAGTACAGCCACGAGCCAACGTAGATGTCCTCGCCCTCGCCGTCGCTATCCTCGGCGACAACGGCGCACTCGTACCCGGCGCTGCCGGCGTCGATCACGATGCTGCCGGTGATGGGGTCGTAGTCAGTCAGCGCGAAGCCGACAAGCTCACCGTAGATGATGAGATCGCCGGAGGTCGCGGCGGCAATGTCCGCGTCATCAGTCACGATCTCGAAGTGCCAGCCTCCGCCTGCACTGAGCGCGGAGACCTTGGCGTTGTCCACTACATACGTCTGCGCGTAGGCCATGCTCTAAGCCCTCCTTGGGGCGTGGTGTCTGTACATGCGAAAAGCGCCACCGTGCAGGCGGCGCTCTCAGGTGCGTCCTCTGCGGCTCTTCGCGGCTACCGGGCGGCGCTCAGGCGCTCTATCATCGCGTCGCTGAGGCCGTCGCGCTTGGCGCGGGCGCGGAAGTCCTCGCGCGCCGCCTCGCGGGCGTCCTCACTCTGCGGCTCGGGCTTCGCTACCGACGCGCCGAGGTTGCGCACGCGCGTCCCTGCGCCAAGGGCCTTCGCGATCTGTGCCTCGTGCGCGCGCTCCGTCTCGCACGCCTCGCCGATGCGGGCGGCAAGCTCATCGCCCGTGAGGATCGCGCCTGCGCTCACAGCCTCCACCACGCGCTGCTTCGACGCGGCGGTAAGGCCGGTCTGCGCGGCTACGGCCTCGCGCACCGCCTCAGTCATCTCGGCGCGGGCGATACTCTCGCGCAGTGCGGCGTTCTCCGCCTCCAGCGCGGCAAGGCGATCTGCGGCCTCCTGCTCCTCTGCGGCCTCCTGCTCCTCTGCGGCCTGCGACTCGTCTGCGGGAACCTCGGCTTCCGGCTCCGCAGTCTCCTGCTCGTCCGTCTCCACTACCTGCTCCTCGCTCATGGGTGCCTCCTGTTCGGTTGGAGTATCTGCGGGGCCGGTCTCGGGCGCGGCTTCGGTTGCATTCTCGATAGGAACCCACGCCTGCTTGACGCGGACGCCGGTGCCGAGAACTACATCAGCGTCAACAATGCTGAATGGGTAACGGGTGTGCTCGCCCTTCTCCGAAACGATGACCTCGTTCTCATAGAGTTCGCGAACCCACGGCCCGCCGATTTCGCCATCGTCTCGCGCAGGGCGCAGCTTCGCCTGTATGAGAGACTGCACGTCGTCCGACGAGAGGCCGCCCCACGACTCGTAGGCTCGTGACATCTTCGCATCAGCCTCGCGCACCCGCTCCGTCAGCGCCTCTACAAGATCGGGGCGCTCTACCTCCAGCACGTCCAGCGTTACGTCAGCGATGCCGCTCATCATTCGCTCCTCTGCGTCTGGATTCGCGTCCTCTGCATCCGGCCCCAAAGCGTCAACGGCCTCAGCGTACGCCTCAAGCACGCGCCCCCACGCATTGCCGGTCGGCACGAAGTCCACCGAATGAACCGCCTCAATCGCCTCCACTACATGCGTCGAGGCTCCGTCGATCTCGCGCTGGTGATAGCGGATTGTGGCGTCCTGCGACAGCCCGATCTCCGCCTTGGCGGTGCCGTCGTCGAGCAGCCCGCGTAGCACCGGATCATGCACATGCGCCACCGCCTCAAGTGCCGATCCTGTGTAGGTGACGGTGTTCGGCTTGATCGTGGCCGCCCAGTCGCGCACGTCGCGGTGCCCCCGCCTCGCGTCGGATGCGGGGTCGCGGTGGTTGATGAACATCTTCGCGTTCTCGTAGAGGCCAGCCTTAGCGGCTGCCTCAAGCGCCTCCTGCCGATAGTACCTCTGTCCGTCGCGCGTCTTGCCGTGCTCGATCAACCGCACTCGGTAGTCGCCATCGCCAAGCGCGGCGAGTGCGCCGCCCGCCTCCTCCACGCGCTCCCGGTCCTCATACGGTCTCAAATCCGGCATGGGCCTCGCCTCCTCGTGTCTGTTGTGTGCGCCCGGCGACAGCCCCGATCACCGCGCGGCCTCGGCTACATCATTCGCCCGCTTCACCACTACGCGCTCCCCGCACGTACACTGCACCGCAAACGGCGGATGCTGCCCGTGCACGGGGATCGCCGCAGAGCATTGAGGGCAGATCACGAAGTCATATACCGGCACTGGCGGCCCCTCCTCAGAACGCCGAAAGCCCCGCCGAAGCGAGGCTATTGAGAGCGGGTTGCGACAGGTTGTGTGGCTGGAATTAGCGCCGGCGTATCGGTGCGGCACTCGCCTTCGCCGCAGGCGTGTTCGGTTGATAGCCACCTGCCCACGGCTGTGCGGGTAGCGCGGTCGCCCCGTCGATCACCGGCAGTTCGTCACACCGGCACCCCGCAACGTTCTCCACGCTCGCACCCGGATCGCCGGGGTGCATCATGTTCTCGCCGTCCACGAGGAACGGCTGCGCAAGTGGGCGCACCTGCCCGTGTGCCGCCGCGTGGCCGGGGCGCGTCGCCCCGTCGAGCAGCGCGAACCACTGCCTGTCGCCCACGCCGTTGCGCTGATACGTCGCGTGTGTCACCAGCCCCTGTGCTATCGCCACCTCAGTCCGCGCGATGTTCTCGCCACGGTTGCGGTAGGTTGTCGGGAAGATCGCGTCGAGCTTCGCGGCAATCGCCCGTGGCGACTGCCCGGCGCGATACACCTGCTGCACGAGCGTCGAGTGAAGATCGCCCATCATGTTCGCGCTCACGTCGCCCGTGATCTGCGCACCGCGCCGTCCGAGTTCGCGCAGCAGCGTCGGTTCGCGGAGGTTGAAGACGAAGTTGCCCGCCACCTGATTCCATTCCGCCTCACCCGCACCGAGGCGTTCCGCAAGCGTCTGCGGTGCCTCCTCCGCGCGCGCCTCAAGCGCCCGGCCCGCCTGCGCCGCGCCCGCCACTATCTGCTCAAGCGCCACCTGCCCGGCGAGGTTCGCGGCGCTCAGGTGACAGCGGCGCAGCACGTCGAAGAGCGCCTTCTGATCTACCGGCACCTCGCGCCTAAGCATCTGCGCGAACATATCCGGCGAGGCAGGCCACCGCTGCGCGTCCTGCGTTGCCAGCCACCCGCGCACCCTGCGCCACCAGGGGGCGATAACGCGACGCTGCACCTCTGCGGCTACGTCGGCTACAAGCTCCTCAGATGCGGGGCGCTGCCAAAAGGGCCGCTGCCGCCCACCGCCTCCAGCAATCGCGCGGCCTCCTCAACCGCCCCCGCCGTGTAGTCATCCCCCGGCGGCGCTTGTGGTTCGCCCCCCACCGCCTGCGCCTGCTCACCATCGAGCTTCGTCTCCTCCGGGAACTGGCGCTCCATCACCGCCTGCACCTCTACCGTGCCGAGCGCCTGATACGCCTGCAATGCTGCCTCGCGTGGCTCAATGAGCTTCGCCTGCACCGCCACCGTCAGCGCGTTCAGCAGCAGCGCCACATCGCCCGGCGTGGCCGGTTGTGCGTCGGGGAAGTTGACGCCGACGGCGGTGTCAACGTCTGCGGGCAGGCGGTTGCCGCGAAGCATCTCTGCGGCCACCGCGAATCCGATGATGTCCGTGAGTATCTGCCGGAAGAGTGCCTGCTGGTTCTCGATGCGCCAGATGGCAGGAAGCTCCATCGCGGCGGCGGTTGCGAGGTTGCCGCGCGTGGCGTCGCTATACCAGTGTTCGCCGAAGCCGAAAGTGCGTATCTGCTGCAGGTGCATCTGCCGCGCGGTGGCCTCCTGTACGTCCGTGCCACCCGTGCTGATCGCTACCGGCTGCAAGTCAACCTTGTCGTTGCCGACGTGCATAGCGCCGGGGCCTTGCGCGGGGGAGCCGCCGTGCGTGGCGGCGAAGCCCTCCAGCGTGGCCGCCGATTTCGTCTTTACCGTCTTTGTCCACGCAAACGCTGCGAGTGCCGAGGCGAGTGTCATCATCGTGCTCAGTGACTTACCGTGCGCCTTCGCCCACTCAAACGCCCGCCACACCGCAGGCATACCGCGCAGGCCCAGCCCGCGCACCCGCGCGTGATAGCACCAGCAGTCGTCGCGCAGGGCGTCGCCTACCGACGCAAGCAGTTCCTGCAGCGGCGCGTCATCATCCCACCGATCACCCGCCACCTCCGGCGACAGCCGCCAGTCGCGCAGGTACTCCACGCGCCTCTCGCCGGGATGATAGCGGCCCTCGCGGGCGTTGTACTCGCTGGCGCGGTACTCGCGCTTGTACAGCACCGGCCTGCGCCAGTTCTCGGGGTGCGTGATGACCTGCGTGATCTCGTCGGGCCGCACGTCGCCGATGCGCACCGCCGCGTCACGCTCGGACGTGAACAGCGTCAGGAAGCGCTCGCCTTCGAGCATCAGCGTAAGATGCAGTAGCGCCAGCCCGTCGCGCCCGAAGAGCGCAAGTTGGTTGTCATCATCCTGCCAGAACTCATCGACGACCTCCTGCACACGTTCGTCTGTCGCGTCCGGCTCAAGCTCACCGTCGCGCAGAGCGCCCGACTGCAGCAGCGACACCGCCTGCGCCACCGTCGGATCAATCTTCCACAGGCTGATGCAGCGCGTGCGAATGTCCGCGAGGTCTGCGGCGGTGTAGTCATATGCGCCGCCGAGATCGCTCAGACGCCGCCAGCCCGCGTCATCATCCGCGAGGTCGCGGGCCGCGCGGGAGGCCAGTGCCTCCGCCACCGTAGCCACCTGCTGCTGCGCTTCGCGGGTGGCGCGGGCGAGATCGCGGCGGGCCTGTAGCGCTTCGCGAATGTCGGTTATGATGCTCATGGAGTGGCCTCCCTGACATTGACTAACTCACAGTCGCGCCGCCCCCAGCGCGTAGCCGCCGAAGTCGGGCATGACGTCCTCGATACCCACCGTCTCCGTGCTCTCCATCGGCACACTCGCGAACGCCATAGCTACCGCGTCCGCCTCGTCGGGCGACGGCAGGCCGCGTTTCTTCATGGCATCCTTGCGCTCAAGCTGCACCCGGCCCTTGCCATCGTAGCCGTAGCGCCGGGCACTCACCTGCGCCGCGAACCTCTCCACCTCCGGGCACTCGCAGGCGATCACCATATCGCCGAACTGGTTGCCGCCCTGCGCGTAGTCGCGCAGGTTCCAGTATGCCTCCGCGCCCGCGTTCGCCCGCCGCGCATTGTCAATCGCCGCGCCGCCGAAGTGAAAGCCTACGTAGAGAATGTCGCGATCACCGCGCGTCCGGCAGATGTCCAGCGCCCCGCCGCCCACGCCCGTCTCGTCGAACACCACCAGCACCTCACGGCGGTAGGTATCGCGCAGGCGCATAGCGGCGTGTGCCGCCATGCCTGCCACGCGCGGCGCGTCGGTATCGCCATCCGCCGCCTCCAGCCCCACGAGCGCCATGCCGACGCGTGAGGCGACGCAGGTGTGATCCTCGCCGAAGCGGGCCACGTCAACGCCCACCTGCAGCGTATCGCCATCCGACGCCTGCCACGTCTCCGCGCGGCGCTTCGCCTCCTCCACCCATGCAAGCGGGATGATAACCGCCTGCGCCCCCTCTGCGGGGAACTTGGCATTGACGCGCGCCTGGTATGCCGCGCTCCCCTCACCCCAGTCAACCTTCCACTGCTCCACGCGCTCGGGCTGCACCAGCAGCTTGCGAACGCGCTCAGGCACGCGCTCCCCCGTCCACATCGGCGTCGAAGCCACCGGCACCTGTATGCGCACATACTCAAGCGCGGGGTTCGTGAATGCGCGGTAGAACTTGCCCTCCGCGCGCGTCGGGTTGCCGATCAGCAGTTCGCGGTAGACGCCGCCCGCCGCCCACGTGTCAAGCGCCTCGTATATCTCGTCGCTGACGCCTGCCGCCTCGTCAACCGCCGCCATGAGGTACGGCCCGTGAAGGCCCTGAAACTGCGCCGCCTCGTCGGTGCTGCGCCCCCATGCGAGGTGATCGGGGTAAATGCCGCCGTCGGGCCTGAAGAACTGAAGCTCAGTAGTGAGGCACTTCGACGCGGCCTGTAAGTCGGCAGGAAGCCGCCCGTGCGCAGTGCGTATCTCGCGCCACAGGAGGTTGCGCACCTGATGGCCGGTGGGCGCGGTTGTCGCGACGATTGCGGGCGAAAATGAGTGCAGGAACCATAGCACCGCGCGGGAGGCCAACCAAGTCTTGCCTACACCGTGACAACTTGCCACCGCGACCTTCTCGTTGTCCGCAAGCGCGCGCAGCACCTCGCGCTGCTTGCTCCAGAGGGTGTCGCCTAGTATCTGCTCGCAGAACCAGTCGGGCTCGCGCTGGAAGCGGCGGATAACCTCGATGTCGCGCGGATCGCAATTACCCTTCGCCATCCTCGTCTTCCTCGCCGCAGGCCTCGCGCAGTGTCTCGATCCAATGCACCTCCACCGCGCCCCCGCCGGGGCCGGAGAGTTCGGTGCGCTCCGCAAGCGGCTGCCCCACAAGCTGGAAGTAGAGTTTCGTCAGGCGCTCCAGCGAAGCAGCGTCCTCCGCAAGCACCTCTTCGCCCGACGCCTCCAGCCGCTTGATATACCTCCGCGCGTCCGCCTCAATGCCGGTCGCGACAACCTCGCGGAACTTGTCCGCCCGCTCGCGCATCTTCTGGCGCACGCGCTCGGCCTCTTCGTCGATACGCGCCTTCACGCGGTCCTGCCAACCATGCTCGCGAGACCAATCCGCAATAGTCCCTTCGCGCACCGTCGGAACGTCCTCGCCTCTCTCGCTTTTCTCGCGATACACCTTCAGCAGATTCGAGAAGCTACGGGAGTCCCCAAGCGCCCAATAGTCCTCGAATGCCTGTTTTGCCGCCGGGGTCTCCTGCATCGCCTACACCTCAAATGTCGAACGCCGCCCATGTCGTGGGCGGCGTTCGACTCTAACAGTCCATACGGCGATCTACGTCACTTGTAATCGGCAATGTACGCGGCGGCTGCCTCGCGCCACGCCTGCCAAGTTTCCCCTGCACATTTTACGGTTTTTTGCCAAGAATACCCGTCCGCTCTGCGTACCTGCGCGCCAAACGTCGCCGTTTATCATTGTCGCAGGCGTATTGAATTCGCCAGTTCGCATTATCACAATCCGCCCATCCGCGTCGTATATCCCGGGCAGAGCAAGCCATGTTCATACATGCCTGTTCCATGCGGGTTTTCGGCTGAGCGCAGGCCACTATCTGAACCCGCGTGGTTGCGCCGGGGCCGTCGAAAAACCACCGACGGAATTCCTCAAAGCGCGACCAGTAGTCGTCGTCGCTGATGGGCAGCACGCTCAGTGGAGCTGCTGGATGCGGCAGGAACGCGTGAAAATGCATCATCACCGCGCCCTTCTGACAGTGGCGCTTGAGCTTCATCACCGCATCTCGTAGGTCGGCGTAGTCTTCGGCTGTCTCTCCGGGCAACCCCGCGATGAAAAACCATCGAAGCGTCACGCCGTGCGCCATAACCTCCATACTAAGCTTGACCAGATCGTCAGTTTGCATCGGTTTTCCGACCGCGCGACGTAGACGTTCAGAGACGCCCTCCACACCGACCCTAATACTACGCGCCTTCGCGACACGTCCATCGGCCACGATAGCGCGGATGCCATCCACCGTGGCTGACAAATGCTCCATTTTGGGCAGCCGCGCCCAGTCCAGCTCTGACTGATCGTTGCTCGTGTAGAACGGTTTTTCCCCGCGCGCCACAAGCGCAGTTGCCTGTTGATACACGCTCTCCATATCCGGTCGCTGCCGATAACTACTCTCCCAGCCCGTCTGACAAAACAGACATTTTCGGCTGCAGCCGCGCGAAACCCACAGCCTCGTCGTGCCATCTTGAAAGCGCACAGGCGGGCAATCCCACGGAAACTCCTCGCTTGGTATCACCTCGCGCGTGCCTCCGGGTTGCCATGTTTCGGGAAGAGCCAATGCCGCGTCGTACCCGTCGCGAACGAACGTCTGTACAAACCGTCGCCCCTCGCCTACGCACGCAGCTGCAGCCACGCCGTCAAATACTGCGGGGGCATAGGCCCCTCCTCCGCCGATCACCACCGGCCTCTGTCGCCAATCTACGCCCGCCCGTTTCAATTCACGCTTGAGGTCAGGTAGACATTGTTGTGACTGCACGCTCGCGAATATCACGTCGGCTGCCTCGATTGGGCTTGGCTCAACGCCGAGGTTGCGCAGCTCCCATTGCAGCCATGAAATACCGAGGCCATAAATGCCCGGTCGTTTGTAACTCGCGTCGATCAAGCCGATGCGCATGCCTCGCACCCCCGGCGAAGTATCAGGGCAATCTGATCAGCGTAGGATGCGCCTCGGTCGAAAGCATCCTCGCAAAGATAGTGAACCTCAGAATACAATTCCTCGGGCAGGGCCGCCTCGATCACCCCGAACACCAGTCGCACTCTATCGCTACTGTGTACGCTGTTCCATGCAGTCCCTTGGCCGGCCTGATCCTGGTCCGACTGCGGCGTGAAGTCGATCGTGTCTATGAGCTCGGATTCCGCCACCAACTCCGCAAGCCGCTGCTCGTGCTCCTCTTCGCCCCAGCCGGTCCCGCGCAGGTCGCCGAAGTCCTCGCCTATCTCGCGCAGGAGGCTCATCAGGCTCCGCTCGTCATCCTCCGCCTTCCGCGAAAGCTCGTTATCTGCCACCATCACGAGGCGCTGCTCTGCCTCGTCGCCCTCGAAGACATGCACCGTGATCTCAGTCCAGCCAAGCTCTTGCGCCGCCTGCACCACGCCATGCCCTGCAAGGATCGTGTCCTCGGTATTCACCACAACCGCGCGGAATTGTCCGAGGCGCGTCAGCGACGCCTTTATCGCGCTGATCTGCTCTGGCGGGTGTGCACGGTAGTTCTGCGGGTGCGCCTGCAAGTCGGCTATCAGGCGCGTCTCTGTGCGCAGTTCGGCCATCAGTCACTCTCCTCCATCACAGCATCCCACGCCTCCTCCGCCGCCTGCCTCGCCTCCGCGTCGGTAGCGCCCTCGGCTTTCGCGGCGGTGTGCGCGGCGAAGGCTGCCTGTCGCGCCGCGTGAACGTCGGGCATGCCAAACTCCTTTTGCTTCACGCGCCTCCATGCCAAGCGAAGTGCGGTTCGTTTGGGGTTAGCGACCCCGCCGCCGGGAGGGTAGCGGCGGGGCCGCGAGGGAGGGAGCGATGTGCTCCGAGTATTGCTTGTGGGAGGGTGCGGAGTTTCCCCCGCGCTGGCTAGCCAGCTTCGCCTCCCGCTTGTGGGCGCTGTTAAGGCCGCGCCCGTCGCCTGGGCTGCATGAAGATGCAGCCGGGTTTAGTGGGCGCTGTTGGTATCAGTCGCGCCCGTCACTGGCCTCGCGCCTATCCTGTCGAAGCAGGCACGCGCTCCATACGGAGACAGTTCGGCTTGAGGGCTTTGCGCGGTGCGGCGGGAGTTGAACCCGCACCTCCAGAGCAGAGCGGGCTATGCCGCCCCTCTAGCGCTCTCACACCTGAGCTACGCACCGCACAGCGGCATATTGCCCGGCCCGCCGCGTTCGCGACAGGAGCCGCGAGTTGCGACCTTGAGCCGGGGTGCGTCTGCATGTCCCGCCCCGGTTGGCTACGCGACGGGACAAGATCTCCTCCTGCACGTGGCAGGCGAGGCTCGTGTGACTGCGCCATTAGCCGCCCGGTGCGGCATAGGCGCAAAGCATTCACAGCGTGCCTGTCCAGCGGCCAACCGTGGCCGTCGTGCCATTATCAGGCGGCGTCGTCCAGCACCACTTCACTCGCCACTGCTGCCCGCATGTTGCCTCGTGTTCGCGGCACTCATCAGCATCCTCGAAGAGCCGTTCGCATACCGAACACTGATAGAGCGTCTTCATCGCCGCGCCTCCTGTTCAGCACAAAAGACGAAGCCGCCCCCGCCGCGTTGAGTTGGCCGCAAACGCGATTGACCTCAGCAGGCGGGGGCGATATTCACTCCGTCAAAGCGTTACCGATTCCACCGTCGATGTTCCAGCCTGTCTCTGCGTCCCAGATCGCGTCACGCTTCATGCCGCGAACGCAGCGTTCACACTGCTTCCGCGCAGCGCCAAGCGCGTAGCGTTGACGTTCATCTTCAGGTAGCCCCTTGCGCTCTGCTCGTTGCAACGCCTCCCATGCCGCTATGCGTCCCTCTTGCAGCATGTCGTCAAACTCCACGCGCCAGTTGCCGTGCTTTGCGACAACCTGCCGCGCAATCTGCTTCAGTTGAGGCTCTAGCGCATTGAGCATCGGCGGCTCCTTTGTGTTCGGCGTACACGTAGATACACGGGCCGAAATGGGGGTGTTTGTTAACTGGGGCATAGAAGTCTTTCCACCTCCCGCACGCCACGCGCCGCCAACTCGCCAGCCCATACGTGTGAACAGCCCATATACCGGCCCACTTCGCGCAACGTCCAGCCCCGCCGGTAGTAGGCCCACACCGCCAACGCTTGCTTCTTCGGAAGCTTGCGAACCGCGATGTGCATGTCTGCCGCCGTCGTCAGGATGCTTACGTTCTTCGGGTGCGTCTGCGCCGCCGCCTCACTACCCAAGCGCGGCGGCCACTCTCCGCGCTCGATACCGTTGTGCGCCGCCTCCTCCAGCACTGGCCAGTTCAGCAGGCAGAACTTCACCCGCTCGGGCGTCCATCGGGCGAACGTGAAGTTGTCATAGTCAACCGTCGGAGTACCGGGTAGTCTCGCGCTCATGTCTTCCTCCTCGCCACCCTATACACAAAGCAGCCGGGCGGCATGGGTAGCCGCTCGGCTGCGGTGGTCCGCTCACTGAGCGCGTCTTGTGTTGTGTCGCGACGGCCTCCGGTTTTCCGGTGGGCTTCGGGACTAGTCCGTCAACCGCGCCTGTGCGTGTGGCCTGTGCGCTTTCTCCTCGCGAAGCAGGAAGCGCCCGTCGTGTGCGCTGATCGTCACCTCCCCGAACCCGTGACGCTCAAGGTCTCGCAGGTAGCCGAGTAGTTCGTCAACCGCGAAGCCGCCGATGTACTCGGGCGCGTCAGTCATATTCTCGCCTCCCGCGCGTAGTGTTGATAAGCCACCGGGCGTCCTGCAAGTACTCTCGCCACAGCCGCGCGAATGTTGCCCACTGCTGCTGCCTCTCGCCTGCCGGTGCTGGACGCGCGGCGGCGCTCATTGCTTCGGTTCCTACTGTCGGCTCGTGTGGCATAGGCTCATCCCTCCTGAGTGGCTACGTTGTGCGTAGGCGCAACTTGCCTGCAGCGCAACCTCTGCGATGCCTCCTGCACTTCCGCGTACCCCGCCACCTGCCCCGTCGCGTTCCAGTGTTCATCGCGCGTCCCGCTACCCAGGCACCACGGGCACACGTAGTCTTCGCCGCGCGCCTCGCTTCCGATGCCGGTTCCGTGACACTTCGGGCAGGGCTTCATGCGCTATCCTCCTCGCGTTCGGCGTGCTCGATCAGCGCGAGTTCGTGGGCGGCGTTGCGCACCGTCAACCCCGGTGCAGGCGGCCAGCCAAGCACCTGTGATAGTCCGCCAATCGCGCCCCATGCCTCACTGCGCATGACTGAGTTTGTCGCCTCTAAGTACTGCTGGTGGCGCTTGACGATCATCTCCAGCACTTCTCGCCGCGTCATCATGCCCTCGTGCTCGCTCATACCCGCACCCTCTCTCTGCGACTGAGTTGCGCCTGTAGCCCCTGCGCGTGCGCCTCCGCACGTGCAGCGCGAAGCTCCGCCGCCTCTGCGCGTGCCTGAAGCTTGTCCGCGATGCGAAACCACTTAGCTACCGTGCGCTCGTGACGCTCGCTGCCTGCCACCGCGCAGGCGGCCATGAT